CATTGGATTAGTACCATTAAGAATATCATGGTCCATAATTCCAGTCAGTGATACGCCAAGCAGACGCTCTTCCTCAGTGTTCTTAGTCCAGATCTTCCTAAGATAGGGGAAGTGTGTATAGGTAGCCTGAATAGTACCAAGGATGGTAGCCAGCTTAACCTTCCTCTCAAGGTCAACCATCTTATCCGTAGCACGGACTACAACTTCAGTTAGGTTACAGAACTGGTAGGGACGGAGGATGATCTCTGAGCATGGGTTAGTACCGAAGTCATAACTAGCATCACGCCTAAGATTGTTAGCCGTATGCTTCTGTGCTGCTACACGGGAGAACATACCACGCTCACCAGTACCAGAGTCTACGAGGCTGGCCCACTCATGCAAGAATGTACTAGCATCAGGCTTCTCGGTATAGGCTACGGAGTTGTTAGCAAGTGAACGCTGGGGATTAGTCTCCCAGAACTGACCTGTCTTAGCATGACGCATCCTGTCATCTGAGAGGTTAGACAGAGAGATCATAGCTGATCGACGGACACCTCCGACTACGACAACCTCACCAATCTTACACATAATATCATGGCATTCGAGGCTGTTCAGCTTCCTGCCAGCAGCAGCCTTAAAGATGGAGACAACGAAACGGAACAACTGGTCTAGTGGTTCAGGACCAGATGCACGGCCACCGAATACCTTCAGTCTCGAACCAGAAGGACGTACCTTGCTCATGTCCCACTTAGCTACTTCACCTGAGTAGAGGAGAGAGATAAGCTGACGCAGTGCTTTAGCCCATCCTTCCTTGCTATCGGAGACAACGATAGTCGTACTCGAATCGAACATCTTCTCCGGTACTTCGGGAAGCTTACTGACATACTGACGTTCGACTGAGAAGCCTACACCAGTGCCGCACATTAGGATAAACATAGCCTCATCGAAGGACTTCATGTCATCGACAGGTAGGTAGGAACAGTTGTACGCACAGGTGTTGTCACGCTCAAGAGCCTTGCCAGCAGTCATCATAGCCCGCATACTGGGCATGATCTCAAGGTTGAGGATAGCATTACGGATCTGATCGTAAGTATCCCTATCATTTAAATCAAGTTTCTTGCTGACAACTTCAGTCATAAACCTATCGACTGTTTCTTCCCAAGACTCGCGGCGGTTCTCTTCTTCAATCCACCGGGAGTAGCGGGAGGTTGCGATAAAGGTCTGGTAGTCAGTCGGAAGATTCTTCATAGTCATTAATGTTCCTTACATCTAGTCTCTGGCGTTTATATTCTTTCTCGGATTCTTTTATTCTCTGTCTGTACTGTCCCTCTTCAAGTTCCCTAGCGTATGGGTTACGATTACTTATCTTCTTCTTCTGAAAATTTTTCTTTCTCCAGCCCATTGTCTATCTCTTTTAACTTGTAGAAGTTCTCAATAATGATATCTTCAAACCTATCATAAAACTCTTCCGGGTCTAAGTCAAGGATCTCGACTAGTTCAAGAATAGAAAACCTATCTAAAATAATCTGTTTAAATTCGAAACTCATTCTTAATTCTCTCAAGTGAAATAAATTCAAAGTCATACTGACCCTGAGACACGTTGCGCTTAATGACTACACCAGGCCACCAGAGTTTGTTTGCCTGTCCTGCATACTCATGATGTCTGTCAATATAGCATCCTACGACAAGTCCCATAAGTCTCCGTCCATCAGGTCCAGTCCTCTCTGCGAAATCTCTAGTGTGAGTGTGGCCCTGCGTACAGGATACGAACTGTTTGGTGAGGAGGGTATACGCTTGATGTTCACCGCTTGTAGCTCTACCCATGACGCCCGTTGGGAAATAGTGAGAGTAATATACACCATCGACTTCAACAGGTTCCAGAAAAGGGTAAGCTTCCCAACCGAAGTCTGTATATTGTAGATCTTGTACGGAGATGGTTCCATCCAAGACAGCATCCTTCTGGATAGCTTTCTCAATCCTACCATAGTCATGGTTCCCTGTTGTCATAATGAACCGAGGCAGCTTCTTCTTCGCTTCTTTAATAGGCTTGAACATCAACTCCTGTGCTTCAACAGCAGAGTCGATATCTTTCTTATACCGTCTTCCTTCGAAGCCTTTCGTACCCTTATCGTATGAGCAGAGAGATGGCATGTCAGCCCAGTCTCCGATGCAGACAACAACATCAGGTTTAACAGAAGCAATTAGTTTACCAAGGTAAGTAAACCGTGACAGATCCTCATCTGGTGCAGCATGGGGATCAGGTATGATCAAGTGAGTTTTCATTCATTCCTCTATGTCGAAGAAGCCAATAGCGTTTCGGATGTCTATCTCTATCTCTCGAAGTAGACGTTCCCATTCATCGTCGGAGTACAGTGTACCATCATCATCGTAAATCTGAAAGTACAGTTTAAGCAGTGTCTTTAGTTCTTCGTACTCTTCATTCATTTCACCCTCCTAATGATAGTCAGTTTAACTCGGCAAACACCTTTGCACCCAATCTTCTCCGCGGCGGCTTCTGACAGATCGATAGATCTTCCTTTAATGAACGGTCCACGGTCGTTAATCCTGACGATAACTGACTTGCCATTATAAGAAACCCTAACCCTAGTCCCAAAAGGAAGGCTACGATGAGCAGCGGTATAACCGTACTTATTAAAAATCTCACCGTTAGCTGTCCTCTTGCCATGAAACCCCGGTCCATACCATGATGCTAACTCTGCATTAGCTGGTGTTGATAGAAGTAGTATTAGTGGTGCCCAGTGCAGGAATCGAACCCGCGATTGATGATTACAAATCAACTGTTATCCCATTTAACTAACCGGGCTGGCCTACCCTACACGACTCGAACGTGTGACCTAATGCTTAGAAGGCATTTGCTCTATCCAACTGAGCTAAGGGTAGTTACTCTGGAACCTTCCCGTAGTCCCTTTCGATTGATAAATAAATGTAAGCACGTTTAGCCATTTCGACATCATCACGAAAGATCCTTCCTAACAGTACGTGATTACATCTGTAACATAGTAGCCCTCTGATCCTCCCAGTTTTGTGATTGTGATCGACTGCAAGGTTTCTCCGGGGCGTAATTTTGTCAGGAGTTCTGTTACAAATAGCGCAACATCCTCCTTGTTTTCTAAATATGTCGAGGTACGAATCTCTGGTAAGTCCGAACTTCTTGAAGATTTGTTTCCATCTTGCGGGTGAATCATTTAATTTAGACCTCGACTTCTGGGACTTCCGGTTCTTTTTCGACATGAGTCATCCATACAGGACCAGTGGAATATATAAACTTTCTTAGTCCAACATCTTTCCAACATTCAGTTTTAAAGGGACAGTAGGAACAACCAGCGGGGAGCTTTAGATTACCAGACTTACCCATCGGTTCAGGCTGGAAGCACCTCTCTGGAGGATTCTCTTGACTTACTATCTCTTTGATATCTTTGATTCTTTTCTCAATATCAATTCGATCTTCATCTTGCAGGGGCATGACAGTTATGTTTCCATTCTGCTTGTCCACTGCAACGTATGCACCGTTATCTATCCCTGTCCCCTGCATATACCCGGAGAGTTGTGGGATATAGGCAAAGGGATCATCATTCCTCAGTGTTCCATCTTTAAACTTCTTAAAAGAATGAGGCGATGTACTCTTAACATCGATTAGAACATTGTCGATAACACCATCAATGTGACCAATAATACCATCCACAGTGACCTGTCGTTGTCTATCCGAAACAGAATGACCTGAAACTTCTGCCAGAAAGAGGACAACTTCCTCGATAAGATCTCCGTATAGGAACTTGAGATAGGTGGGTCCATTGAACTCTTCCTTCTTTACTGTCGAGTTAACTTCATACCAAAGCATACGATCAGGCTTACCTACGTTAGACATACGGAGAGTACGCTTCTCTTCCTTCGGCCTAAGTCTATCAGTAAGGAGAGCAGCAAGGTTCTTACCGAATTGCTCACAAGACTTACTGATATCTTCTGTAGTACCTTCTTCGAGGAGGCAGTAGATGTCCTCAACGAGTGTGTTAATTGACGCCAATATAATTCTCCAGTGCTAGATATCCTCCGACAAGTCTACCATTGTGGAAGATCTGCGGTACAGAATTTAGTTTAGATTCTTTTAGAAAAGTATTAGCTGTTATATCAGTAGTTATATCAAACTCGGTGTATTGAATGTGATGCTGAGTAAGAAGTTCCTTTGCTTTCGTACACCAAGAACAGTCTGGTTTAGAAAAGATAATAAACTTCATCGCTTATCCCCATCACCTTGGATCTTACCCTCTGCCTTTCTTTTACCCAACTTCTCAAGGTTATGTTGGGCAATAGCAGACAACGGGAACCCATGATAACTAGCTAGACAAGCGAGATACCAGAGGCAGTCACCGAGTTCACTGAACATCAACTCTTTCAGTAGTGGAGTGTACTCACCAAACAGTACGTCATCTTCCTGACTCCAGTACCTTGTATCATGACGGGCAGTCTTCTGCATTAATGACATAACCTCACCAACTTCAGCAGCAAGACCATAGGTTAGATGCTGCTCGGTGTTGTACATCAGCGTATTTAAAGCAGTCTTCTGGTAAGTATCAAGGTCCATCATCAAGCTCCTGAATAAGACGAGAGAGATACCACTGTGCTTTCTTTAGATCTTCCAGCGGCTTCTTCTTATACCTCCAACGGTGAAGATACTTCTTCGTATTCCCTTCGAGGTATCCAATGTAATTATCGAATGGCATATTATCTTTTAGATAAATAATACACTCGATACTTCCGTTGTTGTAGTGGGAGGGGGACTCCACAGAATCCCCCTTTGGTAGTTCATCGGCAGTGTAGTACATCAAGCTTCAATCTCGAACGTAACCTTCTTGTTCTTCTTACTCTGGATAGCCTCTACTGGTGGAGCAGCGGGTGTCTCCTCCATCGCAGCAGCGAACTCATCTTCAGGCTTATCGTAAGCGACAAGTTCAATAACCTTCATGGCACCGAACTTCTTCTTCTTATTCTCCTGATCCCAGTCGATCATCTTACCAAGCTTGATGACCTTACCGTACTTCGGTGTATCATACGAGCGCCAGTAGACAATACACTCTGAGTCATTACCGACGAGAGCCTTCGTCCTCTTACCGTTCTGGTCAATGACAACCATCTCGGATTCGTGTCCCTGAAGATCGACAGCAGAGTTACGGAGAGTGAGATACTTCCCACCGTTATTGATCCGCTCCTTACCATCCTTAATCTTCTTATCCAGTCGCATATCGATAAGCGTCTTCTCCATCTCAGGAGTTACCGCAAGGTTAACTTCATAGTTCCCGAACTGGGAAGGTTCCTGAACGTGAGCGAAGTAAACCTTGGTGCGGAACTCACCAGTAATAGTCTTCGAAGCAGTTGTCATTCTTAGTTCTCCAGTTGATAATAGTAATAGTTTAGTAGATTCTGTTTATTTGTCAATGGGTTTCAGCCCAGTTCTTTCCTATCTTAAACTCTCCATCAAGAGGACAGTTGAGATTGAAGTATTCCCCTGTGTCTTTAATGGATTGTACTTGTAGTCTTCCAAGATCTTCTGCTCTACTTTCCTCCACTTCTGTCTGCCATTCATCATGTACCCATACAACCTGTTTGAATTTGATCTTCTCCTTCTTTGCAGCAGCGTACCAGAGATAGTTAGCCATCCGCATAATCACTGTCTCGCCCCCTTGGAGGTAGACAGAGAGGGACTTATGCTCCGACTCTATCTTGATCCGCCGTCCGTCTAGGCTGACGAGGTAGCCCCTCTGTGCTGCCATACCAGCCTTACGCTTTAGTTCTTTCAGTGCAGGAATAGACCGGAGGAAGTTATCCATTGCATCACCAGCTTGCCTGACAGAGCAGCCAAGTATCTGTGCTACCTTTGCCTGACCAGCACCAAGCAACCAAGCATAGATGAAAGTCTTCGCAGTCGGTCTGTCCTTACAGTACTCACCAAGTGCCTTCTGATTAAAGGTATGTATGTCTCCTTCCAATAGTGTCTTCGTATACTCAGGGTCATTCATGTAGTGTGCAAGTACACGAAGTTGTATTCCCGCAGCATCCGTTCCAACCAGAGAAGAACCTCTGGGGACAGTCCAAGCTTGTCTGCATTCATACGCATATAAACCAGATAAGCCTCGCTCTGATGAGATAGAGGGGATGTTTGCCATGTTGGGGTTCTGGTGACTGGCTCGGTGGGTGACAGTGCCGGGGACGATAACTTGTCCGTGGACTCTACCATCTCCGTCCATTCTGTCGATCCAGTCCTTTGCTGTTTTCCATCTTGTCTCAAGGATCTTCCACTTTTTTAGATCTCTAATACACTCTGGCATAGGGCTACCATCAGGTAGGACATCAGGAATAGTACTAAGATTTTCCTGGCATATCTTCCATGACTTGCCCGTCTTCGTAGGCACGGTGGGTTTCCACCCTAGTTCATCCAGTCTCTTTACGATCTGGTTTGGTGAACCGAGGTTGAAGTATTCGATGTCATCTTTAAGTCGCTTACCTGTTTTTTCTGAGTACCTTTCCGTAACAATTGGCGGGAAGTATTTAACCACTGCGTCCTCAATTCGATTAGCCTCTTGCAATGCACCTGAGTAGATCTCCATCGCTACATCTTTATCAAGTAGGAACCCATTACGAATCTGCTCGGAGATAATGTACTGGGTGGTATGCTCAAGTCGGATAGACTCCTGAGAGAAACCCTTCAGGTTCTTACTCAGTACGGTGTACAACCTTTCTGTAATCTTTACATCCTGTTTGCAATAGACCTTCATCTCCTCTGAGTATTCGGTGAACTCTTGAAATTCGATCTTCCTTTCACCAAGGCGATGACCCCATGCTTCGAGTGAGTGCTTATCAAGTGTTGGCTCCCACAGTCTGGACATGACGAGAGTATCTGATTGTCTCCCGAGAGGGATAGTAATCCCCCACAGACGGGACAAGGCAACCGAGTCGAAGGATATACTGTTATGTCCGATCCATTCAGCGTCATCGTAGTCGTTATAAAACTCTCTGAACTTCTCGGCATCTCGGAAGATGTAATACCCATCTTGTCCGTAAACTTTCGCAACGAGGAGGTGAATCTTTTTAGCATCGAGGCCATCAGTCTCTATGTCCCATATTATTCTTAGGCTTCCAGTCTGGGTATTCATTCACTTGCTTTCTGAGATAGTTGGAGAGGGAGTCAAAGATGAGAGACAGGCGCATGATCTCTTCTCTACCATCATCTCGAATACTAGGTGGATCTGTCGGTACAAGATGGCTGTCGATAAAGTCATTTACCAGTTTGAAGTATGTAACTGCTTCATCACCAACATCATCAGTGTAAATGTGAACACCCTCCGTACTGATATAAGCATCGATATAAATATCAATCTTCTTTAGCATTATCTTCTTCTCCTACTGGTGTATCCGGTTGTTCTTCTATCAATCTACCTGAGTCGGTGTGATACCGGAGGTGAGTAGCAAGTCCAGTCATACCACTGAACCTGTTCTTCACTACACGTACCCTTACAATGTGCCTCTCAGCAGGATCATCTGCCTGAGTGTTTCTCTCAAGGCCAAGAATGATATTGCTAAGTTGCCCAATCCCAGCAGTACCGCGAATGTCAGAGAGACTAACAGCAGCACCCTCTTCATGTGACTGACCATTCGGTTGCCTCCTAAGATGAGCGGCCATGATAATACAGACTGATAGTTCAACAGTCAATGTCTTCAGTTTAGTTGCTATCTCATCAAGCGCACGGCGCTCATCACCATTGCTCTGGTCCGATACTACGATAGATATATGATCCAGTATAATATACTTGCAGTCCAGAGCGCGGACAAGATAACGGATAGTGCCGAGAATACGATCAATACTATTACTGCCAAAGCTATCATAGAGAAAGATCCTATTCGATCCGAGAGTCGCTTTATAAGCGTCATCAAATTCATCCTTACTGTACTCTGAGTCGGGGAGGAATAGTCGTTTATTAGCGTGGACTGACATAAGTCCAAGACCAGTGTCACGAATTGGTTCTTCAAGGAAGAGAACACCGATGTTAGCTTTACTAGTGTGGAGTAGACCATAGACTAGCTCTCTAAGGAACTGCGTTTTTCCCACGCCTGTTCCAGCAATGACAGTAACAAGCTCTCCAGTTCTGAGTCCATATGTATAGTCATTGACTCCATCCCACGGGTAGTTAACAGACTCATATTCAGGCTTTCGGAGGAGTAGATCATAGAGGCTTGACCCGGATACAATACCATCGGGGGTGAATGGCCCCGCCGTCCTGTGCTGCTCATAGAAATCCTTTATACCGTTGTTGACTAGATAGTCTGACGCATCCTTATGCTGCGACAGTTTCATAATCCTAACTTTCTTAGGATCGAATAGACCAGCAGCCTTGCTCTGTGCCTCCTGCCCAGCCTTATCATTATCGAATGCGAAGACGATCTTCTTAAAAGAGTTTACCCATTCGTAGTTTCTTTTTAGATCTGAGACAGCAGTACTCGCAGAGCAGACAGATACGACTGGTTCATTCAGCATCTGGTGGGCAGACAAAGCATCGAGTTCACCCTCTACGATAGTGATAGTGTTACCACCAGAGGGGAATAGGTTCTGCCCGAAGAGTTCCACCTGACCGGGAGATCCAGACCAAGGGAAGCCAGCCTTATCAGGCAACCGTGTTTTAACAGCGATGAGTTTACCGTCTTTATAATAAGGGTAATAGTGCTTACCATTCTGCTGGAGTACACGGTACAACTCGACAGTCTTCTGGGTAATTTTCCTATCCGGTATGCTGGAGACATCTCCCTGCATTAGAACCGGAGTGTTAGACATATTCACCATCTCTTCGTTACCTTTAAAGTGTTTGTTGCAAACGAAACAATACTGGTGATCACCGTAATCGTACAGCCCATCACTCGATGTCCCACAGGGGCATGGTTGGTGCTTCTTCATCTTCTATTTCCTTCATCAGGATTGTTCTCTGTATTACATTAGAGCATTCTTTACAAGGGGAGAACGAAAGTTTACCCCTCACCTTTTCCAGTTTGATCTCCCCATCGGGGCAGTCCTTATTGCAAATGAAACATCTCATTTAATCAGTGGTTCCCTCCCCCTCCAGCGCGGCGCGGGCAATGTTGGCACAGGCTATATAGCCACCGTATGAGTAATCATCCTGAGTTTCGGGAACCCATTCATCATCAAGTCTTATGATTTCCCTCAGAGCCACCCGCAACCGTTCATTCTCTGCACGAAGTGCGGTGATTACCCCATCTTTCTCCGCAAGTAGCATCTCGTTGTATGATATTTCCCTCGCCATAAATACCTCATTGCTCATCTGATATGTTCCTCACTAGCTTGATCCATTGGGCTGGCACTGACAACCTCCTGTTCGTATGCAACAGACCATCCTTATCGGATGAGACATCCCCTGCTATAATCACCTGAGTGTCATCCTTCTGGATCAACCATCCGATAGACTGGACTAGATCAATCTTGCTATGTCCCTTACCTACTTCCCAACCTGTATCTGTTACAGCGTCTACCCATTCGATGAGTACCAGCTTAGGTGGTGCCTCTGGTTTAGGTCTTACCCCCTTCTCCTGCTTACGCTTAACCATCAGTCTATCTCCTAGTCTATCCATAAGTTATACCTATAGTTATATATGTACTTCACCCGGTTGGGAACTTGATTGTACCCGATTCTACGGATTTGTAAAGCCCTCAAAAAACCTATACAATTCAGATAGTTGGTTGTATTCTACACTCGGTTCTTCTAAGAACCACTGGTTCTCCTGATCCATTAGATGTAGTCTGCATTCGATAGCATCCATGATTAGCTTGATCTCCTCCATCGTAAGTCCGATTGGATGGACAAGTTCGTAGGTCATCTCATCTCTCCTTCATCTTGTAAAAGATTGTGTTCTTCAGTCCGGGTACATACGAAACAGTAGGACGTTTGTCCTCTTGATTGTACGCTGGTACTTTCTTCCTCTTCTCATAATACTTGTGCCTGTTAATGCAGAGAACATGGCGATAGACCAGACCAAGCACTTGCCCCTTCGTTAGGTTAACCCTCCTGCCAATCTCGGAGAATGACAGTCCCTTCCTCCGCAGTTTACGGACTGCATTAATAGTATCTTCTGAGTGTACCATGATCAATCTCCCCAGTCTTTGAACTCATCTGATTCGATCTGCTCATTCCATCCTAGAAGATAGAACTTATAGTCCTCAGTATCTTCTTCTATCTTAATCGGTACACCGTTACCCGTACCTAAAGGCCAGTAGTGAGGACTGAATGGCCTACCATAATAAGCATCTGCACTGCCTCTATCATACGGACCACCATGTTTGAACTTGCTAGTCATCTTATGCTACCTTCTGTACTCGGTTGACCTGAATGTTAATCTTCTTCTTCGGTGTATGCAATGGATACAATATCATTGATACATTCTTATCCCAACATGCACGACACGGACCACACTTACCACCACGAGTATACGCTTCACAAG